TTTAAAAGCATAAGGTGTTGCATATTGCATTCCGGTACCAGCATTAAAGCTAGCGGATCCTGCTCCACCACCAGTAGTAGACATTTCATCTATTTCTTCTTCTTCTTTAACTACTTTTTTATAATCTTCTGGGTAGTTGTTTCTAACATGAGTACGAATTACATTTCTTAATTGTTTTGCCTGTTCGTATATGTCTAGGAATTTTTTATCATCTTTAGCTTTTTGGTATACACCTTTAGCTGTAGTCGCTAATTCCATAGAATCTTCAACTAGCTTAGATAAATTAGGAACATAATCAATAGACCAGGATATAGCACCAGTTTCGGGGTCTTTACCTGTAACTACAGATTTTACACCTCCAGTAACCTTAGTATCGCCTACCTCTATTTCTTTAAGTTTATATTTATATCCCATTTGCTATCTGAAGTTCATTTACTAATTGGTAATAACGTAACAAATCGACTAAATTATTGTCTCCAACTTTGTCTGTTTTCTTTAATTCAGTTAAAAATTTAGCTACTTCAGTAATTTTAATTTGAGTAGCTTTATCTTTAATATCTTTAGATGATTCCTTTAATATTGATTTTAAATCTATTATTTTTGAATTATAAAAGTTTCTTAAATCTGGGGTTGAATCGACGGAATTAATATATTCTTTAAGTACTTGTTTTTGATCATTAGTAAACACATCATACTTATTATTAAACTTTTCTAATAATACTTTGTACGTTAAAGTTCTTACATCACTATCATATGTAGAAAATTCTTCAATTACTGTTTGTTTAGAATCATCAGTAACTTCCTTTTTTGTTAAATGTTCTAACAATGTTACTTTATTATCTACTAATTGTGTTGGATTAGAAATAGATTTAGAGTTAATATTTTCTATTAATGTGTATAGAGCTGCTAATTCTTTATAATTTGTTATTTTAGAACCAAAGAAAGATTCTAAATTATAATGTTTTTTAATTTCATTAATCAAATTATATTTTTGCTTCTTTAAAGATTTTCTATTAAATTTAGTAGATGCCTCTAATATAGTATCAATTACTAATGTAGCTCTGCCTTCAGTTACCACTTTAGATTTAAGTATAGATTCATATAATTTATATTCTTTACCTAAAGAAGTATTTACAAAATATTCTTTTAGTATATCGATAGCCGGGGAATTACCACCCTTAAGGGTGTCTGCTGTAATTTGGCGTACTAGCAATTCAAAAAGAATTCCTGTATTTTTGTATTTTGAGTGTTTAATATTCATTAAAAAAATATTTTATTATAAATATATAAAAATTATTGTTCCTTCAATTGAGATTCATCTAATAAACTACTATCATCTTTATCTTCTTCAAATATCAATTTTTTTCCACTTAAACTATCTAAGGATTTAAATATATCTTTATTCTTTAGGAAAGTTATTTTAGCAGCTTCAAAAGTAGGTCTTAAAGTATCACCCTCATTTTTGTCTGTATCTTTCATACGTTTAGTTCCTAATCTATCCTTACCAAAATTGGAATCTTGTTTATTTCTACTAGTAATAGTATTTTGCGGGCGACCTAATTCGGGTTTTTCATTATAACCATCTGGTACATTACCTGGGTCTGACATTGTTCTTCCCTTACCATATAATGAAGCTAAGTCGTGAGGTGTACCATATGATTTACCTGTTTCTACAGGATCATTACCTTCTGCTTCTATTTGAGCTAATCTAAATTTACGTTTAGCATCTTCCCTAGCTAAAACTCTATACTCATCATATTGATCTTCACTAAAGTGGTATATATTATCATAAATCCAATCAGATGGAACTAAGCCTTGTTCTAATAATGTACCAGAAAGTTCAGCTTTAGATTTCATTAATTCAATCCTTTCCTGATCATAAATGATAGAAGGGGTTGTCATATCTAATGTAAAATTAGTTAAGGATTCATCTGTATATCCTTGGGTGTATAGGTGAACTAAGGCAATTTTATTTAATTCAGAAAGAATAATTCTTTGGATTCTATCAATAGTACGAGCAAATCTAATATCTTGTTGAGCTAAAGTTGCTTTACCTTCTACACCTTCTTCATAACCTAAAAATGCTTTTGGAATTTTAAGTGCAGCAAATAATTTACCTCTTAAGTATTCTACATCTTGGATACCATCATACTGTAAACCTGGGGTGGTATCAATTTTTGTTGTTTGATCATTTCCACGAACGGGGATATAAAAATCCTCCATCATGTTTTGCATATTATATTTCAAATTGTACTCCCCTGTTTTTTCATCTATCATAGGAGTACGTTTCATACTTGAAATAGTTTTCTGCATAAATGTTTCTATTTCATTTGGTGGTATTGCTCCAACATTTACATAAAATACTCTTTTTTCAGGAGCACGAGCAATTCTATGGATTAACATCGCATCTTCCATTAATGAATACTGTTTATATAATTTTCTTGCAGGTTCAATATATGCTCTACCATAAGGAAGATAATTAACATCTCCTACTAATCTAAAATGAGCCATTTCATAATTATCGAATACAATCCCTGTAGTATTATCGGGGTTTTGATTTACTGTATAATAACCAGAACCTACACTTCCACCTCCATTAATTCCTTCTGGGTTATATAAATATCTAATAGCTGCTGGGTTTTTCTCGTCATATCCTTCTTGTCTTTCCATATGGTAAGCTGTGTAAGGTATAACATTGTATACACCAAATTTTTCTGCTATTTCTAATTTTAAGAAAAAATCCCCATATTTACACATTTGACGTATCCACATCCACATATTAAATTCAATATTTAATACATCATAAAATAAATTATATAATATTTTTTGGATATCTTCATTAGCACTTCGTATAGATAATACTTCACCCATATCATTCTTAAGTGTAGATTCATCAGCTAATATATCTAAAGCAGAGGCAATAATAGCATCTTGATCCATTACATCATACTCTGAATAGATCATTGTTCTTAGATATTGGTAATTTAGGTTAAATTGTGCCCCATATAAAGAAGAGGGAGCCGTAGAATATATTCTATTATATCTATCTACTAATGCATTAGTTTCATATTCACCACTAGACTGAACATGACCTGAATCAATAGTTTTAATTTGGTTTCCACCAACATTCCTGATTACTACATCTGTTGAAAATAATCTTTTTAATCTGTTAAATACGCTTTTATCAGCCATAATTTATTATTATTATTATAAATATTACTATAGGAGCCAACTAATATCTTCTTTACCATCTTTAGTTTTTATATGGTAAGGATTATCTACACCTTGTGAAAAACCATAACTACCTTGATATGGTGTTCTATTAACTTTCATGTTATTTAATGTAGATTTAGTTAAATCCAATCCCCTTTGTTTAAATTTTAATGCCGTGTCTCTAATATACATAGCTGTACCAAATGCCATTACCAAATCATCATTGTATCCTGTTTGGGCTTCTGCTCTACCATTTTTCCAAATAAATACTTTCATTTCTTCAACTAACCTTTTTGAATAAATGGTTACACCTTTGTCTGCTATATATTCTTGAAATTTTCCTATAACCATAGGTCGTGTTCTAGATGACATAGTAAACCCAGGAACCATTTTTGAATGGTCTTGGTATTTGTCAAAATACGAATTAGCATTGGCTTCTCCACTCTTTTGTGAATAGTAAAGATTAGAATATTGTCTATCTATAGCAACTTGTATAGTTGCCCACCCTATATTTGCATTTTCTATTACTAATAATGCTTCATTATATTCGGTAGCTAAACCTACTAATAAATGACCGAATTCTTTTGTACCTATTTGCCCTTTATATTCAGCAACTTGTACGTTAGTTTCAACATCCATTACATGACATGCAGAAAAATCTTTTCCATCACCACGAGCAACATCCGCTACAACTATATAAGAACGAGTATAATCAGCATTTTCCCAAACCCAAAGATTTTGGTCTGCTCCTCTACGTTCCAGTGGATCTTTAATAAAACTTTTTTCATAATATTCTAAATATTCATTATAAAATACTATATCACCAGATGTACTAAAGTCACAATCACATTCTTGTGCTGCTAGTCTAGGGTCACCTAATAAAGCATCTTGTGCATCTCTCCATGTTTGGTCTCTTTCTGGGTGTACATACCATGGTAGTTTTATGGGTAAAAAATCATTTTCTCCACTTTCGGCTTTAACCCAAGTTTGATGGAACCAATTACCTGTACCATAAGGTGTAGATAATACTATGGCACCCCCACCTGTTGCTAATGTTTGTTGTGCAGAAGCCCATGTTTCAGCAATATTATCAATAAAGGCTGCTTCATCAATAATTAGTAAAGATACTGCTTCTGAACGTGCGGCATCGGCATTAGAAGATTTAGCTTGTATTTTTGAACCATTAACTAATCGAAGTGATAATTTATTATTTTCAGCAGAATCAACTTTAAGCCATGAAGGTAAATTTTCCCACATGAATTGTACTTTTGTTACTAAGTTTCTTGCTGTTGCTTGTGTAGTTGCTAAGGCCAATACATTTCGATCTTTATGGAAGGTCATTAACCATAAAGAATAACCTGCTGCCAATGTTGATATACCTAACTGTCTAGATTTTAGTATAGCACTATAATCATTAGTTTGAAATAACGTTAAAACCTTTTCTTGAAATGGGTATAGATTAAATTGTATGCGGCCACGTTGTGGGTGCTGTATATAACAGTATTTACGCATAAAATGTACTGGGTCTTTGGCACATTTTAAGTATTCTTGACGTATTACTTGTTTTAATTCAGACATACTATTTTACTAAAAGTACAGCAGCTAATACAGCTACTACTCCAGCCCCGACTGTTAATTTATTTTTAAACTTTTGTTTTTTTACTTCAAGTTTTAGTTTTTCATTTAACTGTTGGGAAAGTATAAGTTGTGACCCCTTTGTATCCAATATGGAATTAAAATTATTAATTTGAAAGTTAAGGTTATTAATAACACTATCTTTTAATATAATTTTATTTTCTAATAAAGAGTACTTTATGTTAATTAAACTTAATTCTTGCTTAAAACTGTCCCCCGTTATTAAATCTTTAATTACTAGTCTGGCTATTGGTCTTTTTAATTGAATCGAGGTACTGTCTATAACGTTCTGTGAAAAACTGTTCAAGCTCATCATCCCCAAAAGAATCAACATTATTAACTTTCTCATTTGTTTGTCTTTTTAATGTAACTATTTTACTATCTTGTTTACTAATTTCTTGGTCTAATTTAGTTATTTGACCATTTAATGTATCAATTTCTAAGGTTAATTCTTCATTTATATTATGCAAAGAATTAATTTTACTTTCTAATGCTTCTATTTTACTGTTGTATTCATTAATATATTCATCTTCATTTGAAGAGTACATATTAATTAGATAGTAAGCACCAAAAAATACTATAGCAATATATAAAAACCTTTCCTTAGATGACATTATATCTTCTTTTTATCTAGAATACTTTCTAGCTCTTTTTTTAATTTAGTTTTTGCCTTTAAGGTTTTTACTA